TGAAGCATTGGAGCCTGGTGAAGCCTTAGAGCCTGGTGAAGCTTTGGCACCTGAAGCCTTAGAGCCGGCTAAAGCCTTGGCACCTGAAGCCTTAGAAACAGCTATTGTACCTAAGAAACGCATTTCCAAAAAAGTAACAAAAGGAGTTATTCCATTAGGAAATAATTTGACGTTTATTATTGGCGATACATCGTTAGCTAAGCGTTTGCCCCCTCCTCCTGTTTTTAATGTAAAGGTTTCAAGTTATTACATGAATAATAGAGAAATATTTGTTAATTTTGTGAATGGGTTATTTGAACCTTATAAAGAAGAGCTATTAGATGAAACAAAGGGTATCAGTTGTGAAGATATTGGTAAAGATACAGGAGAGGTCTCATTACTAACACATCAAAAAATCGTACGTGATTACATCAATTTGTATACTCCTTATAGAGGATTATTATTATACCACGGTTTAGGTTCCGGTAAAACTTGTACATCTATTGCTATTGCAGAGGGAATGAAGAGTTCCAAGAAAATTATTATTATGACACCTGCATCTTTGAAGAGAAACTATATGGAAGAAATTAAAAAATGTGGTGATTTAATTTATAGGAAAAACCAGTTTTGGGAATGGATATCTATCGAGGATCAGCCTGAATTGGTTGACCCATTATCGGGGGCACTCGGACTACCACGAGAATATATTCGCCGTAATTATGGTGCATGGCTTACTAATGTTACAAAACCCAGTAATTATTCTGAATTGAGTACTTCCGATAAAAAAATATTAAATGATCAATTAGACGAAATGATTAAAAATAAATACACATTTATAAATTACAATGGATTGAGGCGCGATAAATTTAAACAACTAACAAATAACTTTGAAACCAATATTTTTGACAATGCAGTTGTAATCATAGATGAAGCTCATAATTTAATTAGTCGAATTGTTAATAAAATCAATAAAATTTCAAAATTTTCACAAAAACCTAGAGGTCCAGATGCGGTGACCCCTCATGCATTAGCTCTAATATTATATGAATTTTTATTAAGAGCTGACAATTGTAGAATAGTTTTACTAACAGGCACTCCTATCATTAATTATTCAAACGAAATAGGTATATTATTTAATATATTAAGAGGTTATATCAAGACATGGAATTTTACGTTGAATACGGAAGGTAATAAACTATCAAAGGAGATCTTACAGGAAATGTTTTCTAAAGAAAAGATATTAGACTATATTGATTATGTACCGAGCTCTAAAACATTAACAGTTACTCGCAATCCATATGGTTTTGAAAACAAAATCAGTGTTAGTTCTGGTTATAAAGGTGTTACAAATGAACTAAAAGAAAAACGTAATGAAGAAGGTAAGGTGGAACATGATGCAAATGGAGACGTTATTATGGAAGAAAGAGGCACGTTATCGGACGCCGATTTTGTTAAAAGAATAGTCAAATTATTGCGAAAAAATGATGTAACTGCTATTCCTAAAGGAACCACGTACTCTGTTAATACAGCTCTTCCAGACACATTAGAAGAATTTATTAATAATTTTATTGATAAAAATACGGGTAATGTGATGAATGTAGATAAATTTAAACGTAGAATTATTGGGTTGACATCTTATTTCCGCTCTGCTCAAGAAGGTTTATTGCCTGCATATGACAAGAATTTTGATCGTCATGAAGTTATCATTCCTATGAGTGATTACCAATTTAAAATATATGAAGATTATCGACACGAAGAGAGAAAGACAGAAAAACCGGGTAAAAAGACTGGAAATACTATAGATATTGATGGTATTTTCAAGGAACCAGCTTCTACATATCGTATTTTTTCACGTCTTGCATGTAATTTTGTTATGCCTACGCCTCCTGGCCGTCCAAATCCGGCCGAGTATCGTGAAATTGCTAAAAAAATAAAAACCCAGAAAAAAGTTGAATGGATGACACAAGAATTTCTTAAACATAAGGACGAATATGGACCAGAAATTCAAGCTAAAGTGGAAGAGTTTATGCTCGTAGTTCCGGAAGAAAATATTGATAAATTTGATATTGAATTAAAACAAACTATTGAAGGTTATATTGAGGAGTTTTTGACAAGAAAATATCGTGGTTCTATTGAAGAATTTGCTAGACAAAATAAAATGGATAAGTTATTTATTCCTTTTTCGGTTCAAATGGCGGAACATGAAGAAAAACGACAAAAAGAAGAAAAACAGTCAAAGGCTAAAAAAGAGCAAGCTAAAGCATTAGAAAAGGCATCTAAAGAGCAAGCTAAAGCGGATGCTAAGGCTGCAAAAGAATTAGAGAAAGAACAGACTAAACTTGCTAAAGAACAAGCTAAAGCAGATGCCAAGGCTGAAAAAGAAAGACAAAAAGAAGAAGAAAAACGTTTGAAAGCGGAGGAAAAGGAACGAAAACGGCTAGAAAAGGTTAAAAAGGGTGGTGCTAATGATGAAAGCGATAGCGATGATGAAAGCGATAGCGATGATGAAAGCGATGATGAAATTGATAATCAATTTGGAGGTGCTGATTCAGATGAAAATCCTGCAGAAAAACTAGTTAATTCAGCAGACGAAGAAGAAGTAATTGAATTAGAAGGATATAAGGATGAGGATGCGTTATTGCGCGATATTGATGAATTAGAGGGAGATGAGATTTTAGAGAAGATGGGTTCTATCGAGTATAAAGAGGCGATTAAAGCAGCATTACGTTATTTAAAAATACATGCACGAAAATTTTTATCTCCAGAAGGGTTAAAAACATACAGTCCAAAATATTTATCCATGTTAGAAAATATTACTGATACAGAGCATCCAGGATTGCATTTGGTATACAGCCAATTTCGTTCGATGGAAGGTATTGGCATTTTTGCTATGACACTAGAGACAAATGGGTTTGCACAATTTAAAATTAGCCGTACAGGCGCAAATACGTGGGAATTGAATATGAGCGAAGAAGATATGGGTAAACCGTGTTACGCTTTGTATACAGGAACAGAAGACGCAGAAGAGAGAGAAATTATACGTAATATTTATAATGGTGCATGGAACTACATACCAAATAATATAGCAACTCAATTAAGAGCAAAAAGCAGCAATAATAATCTCGGTGAAATTATTAAGGTGCTAATGATTACATCGGCTGGATCGGAAGGCATTAATTTACGCAACACTCGATATGTACATATTATGGAGCCATATTGGCATCCAGTGCGTTTAGAACAGGTTATCGGGCGTGCTAGACGTATTTGTTCTCATCAAGAGTTACCTAAAGCATTGCAAACAGTAGAGGTATTTATTTATATTATGACGCTTACGAAATCACAAATAGACAGTGAATTTGCTACAGAGTTGAGATTAAAAGATGTGTCAAAACGTCCGCCCTATTTATATCAAACATCCGACGAAAAATTGTTTGAAATCTTAACTATTAAAGAACAGTTAACATCACAATTACTAACAGCAGTAAAAGAATCGTCAATTGACTGTGCAACACATGTTCAATCAAATATAAAAGAGGGGTTAGTTTGTTTATCATTTGGACAGCCAAATGTCAATGATTTTTCATATAATCCAAATTATTCGCAAGATGAAAATGATACTATTGCTGATATCAATAGAGTAATGGTAACTTGGCAGTCAAGAGATTTCGTAGATCCATCAAATGGACGAAAGTATACACTAAGATTAGATACAAATGAAATTTATGATTATGAAAGTGTGATGCAGGCAAAGAAGATACCTGGAGTTAAACCTAGACTGATTGGTAAATTACAAGGTAATGATAGGACTGGTTATGAAATCGTAAGGTATAAGGTATAATTTATAATGTATAATGTATTATTGCTCTACATGATCTTGATCTTCTATATTTGTTGCATTTGCGGTATTTGTTTGAAAAAAATTCTGTATGATTGTTGTTAGTTTATCTACTGTTTCAGTTAAAGTATCAATCTTATTATTCATTTCATTCAACTGTTTAACAACAACGTGATTGGGAATAATAGGTATATTTTGAATGGGAGTTACTGGTAATGGAGCTATCGTTTGCTTAATTTGTATATCATCTTTAGTATTAGGTAGCGCCATCGATTTTTGTTCAACATATTGATTTGTATCTCGTAGCTCGACAACAGGTAGCGGTTCAATTATATTTTTTTTCAATTTTTGAAATATGTTTGTTGTATTTTCATTCAATTTTACACTATTCGTTTCTGTACTAAAAGACACCTTTTTCACAGGTTTATCACTTAGTTCAGTTACATTCAATGATATATTATTATTATCATCTATATTTAAATATTTTAATCTAGATGAAGAACCTGAATTAGATATATCTATTGAACTGGTAGATGGTCTATTTTTTAAAGATGTTTCTTTAGATTGTAGCCATGTTTCACTATTTATATTATTGTCATAATTAGTAAATAGTTCATCTTTCAACTCTCTTTCCCTTTCAGCCATCTTTTCAGCTAATAATGTTTTCATTTCAGTAATTTTTTCATTATTATTGTTGTCTGCAAAATTCAGACTTTGCGGTTTTGGAGGAGACATAAAATTCTCCAATTCCTGTTTCTTCTTCTCTACTTCTTTTTCAAACACGGTTTGTCGAGAGGCATGAATATCTTCAACAGTATACGGTTCTGCTACATCTTCATTTGTAATAGTTATTCTTTTTATATTCTGATTTTGATTTAGTTGAGGAAATAGTCTTTTTACTGCTATTACTATTTGGGTTAAGAATTGTTTATTTAAATCCATTAATGATGATCTTTGATCTACTCTGGCTAAAAAGGGACTAATATTGCTTTCAAAAACAGTACGTATATTACCCATCAGCGAATGATTTGCATTATTAATCTGAAGCTCATCTAATAACACGTCCCATAAAATATTAAAATTTTGTTTATTTGTAAATTGGGATGCAATAATACTCATATTATTTATCTATCATTATTTTTTAATAGTTTTTACGTTTACAATATAATAATTAAAAAAATTATTATAATAATGAATAACTTGGTTATATTAAAATTATCAGAGTTAACTTTGCAACCTCTTAATATGAAAGATAATTTAGAAATATCTCAAAAACAAAAAAACACTTATTTTTCAAAAATAATCAACTATTCAAATGCTGCTTCAATTCAACCGATTAGTAGACCACAACCGATTAGTAGACCACAACCGATTAATAGACCACAACCGATTAGTAGACCACAACCGATTAATAGACCACAACCTATAAATAAGAGACCACTAACTAGACAGTTTATTAAGGAGCTAAAACTTAAAAAGAATTTTAGTATAAACCAATTTTTTTAATAAGTTATATAATAATAATAAATATGTGTACTTTACTATAAATGCTATTCATAAATCATGAAAAAAAGGCGATTTTCTTGCATATACCAAAAACAGCTGGTACATATATAGAGGATCAATTAACGGCACATTATGGATTTACATCATATAAATATTTGTTAATGGGTAGGCGACCGGATCATGACATCATTTGTAAAACAGATAAAGTTCCAAAAGTACTAACAAATATAAAAATATATAACAATACTTGGTTTAATAAATTATTAGGTTTGTTAGTATATTGTAAGACGAGTGATTATATTAACAAAGAAACAAATATGGATGAAGAAAAATGGAAAACCTATACTAAATTTTGTTTTATAAGAAATCCATATGATCGCGCATTATCTGGATGGGCACATATGAAGGCGCTAAATTCTCACTGTCTTCCTTTTGAAAGATATATACATCAAAACAAGTTTAATGTCAGTGATATTGAGTATGCACATGTTTTTTTGACACAGAAAACCCAGATACAGGACGTAGATGGAACATGCGGTGTTGATATAATTGGTCGTTTTGAACATTTGGAGGAAGATTTTTGTAAAATATTAAATACAATTGGATTTAATAAAATAGTACATACACCGAAAAAAATGAATGTTTCAAGGCGTTTTAAAAGTGATCAAATTGCACTCAGTAAACAAGCTATTAAAAAGTTGAATATTTTATTTAATGATGATTTAAATATGTTTCATTATAAAAGAGTATTATAATTCTTGATTGTAATATATTTTTCTAAATTTTTGCATGTAATCGTCTTTTAAGATGTGAGTTTTTAAATAATGACCTGTAATTTTGTCTTCTAACATATGAGCGACGAAGAATATGGAATATACACCACATTCCGTGTTTTTATACTGATGTTCTACTGGATGATTTTCATCTAGTTTAAAATCAATAGGGTTTTCCAAGTTTTTTCCTTGCTCGATAACCGTATCTGCAAACTTTTTAATTTGTTTAGGAATTGTTTCACCTGCACTGTCAAAGAAAAATATGGTTGCCTTTTTTATATTTATAAATAATGATACCCAATGACTTCCACTCTTGTAATGGGGATCCAGATTAAAAATGACGCCTATCTTTGTTTTTCCATTTTTAATTTGTTCTTCTAAATTGAAATGACATAATTCTTCCCATACACATTCGCCATATAATCTATGAGTATCATAATCTATTGGTGATGGACCCAAGAATTCAAAACATTTATATTTTTTTTCGTACTGGTTCATTACCTCTATTATATCAATACTAGAAAGCCATTCGTTTGGGTTTTTCTTCCATTCTTTTGGGGATACAGGTGCAAATGCATCTAACAATTCTTGCTCCATTTTTGTATTTTTTACTAATTGCCGTACCCAACACGACTCTTTATTGCAAATATTATTATAATAGAATTTCAATCGATCCCAAATTTCTTTTGAATTATTTGTCTGAATAGGTTTATCTGGATGTCTTAAGTTCCAGATTTCCTTCAATTTACGCAGATCGGCATCTGAATAACAAGTATATATTTTATCCTTTCTCTTATTTTCTGGGCTGCAGTTTAGCCGTACAAATGGCTCTAAATATTTATCTTGTTTTTTATTTTTTTTTACCGTTATATGTTTTTTGGTTTTATTTCGTTTTACTTTATTCATTTTTTTATTAGTTCTTATTTTGCGTTTTAAAATTTTTTTGGTGGTCATATATTTTATCTATATTTTCTTTTTTCCATTATTATTTACTCCATTATTATTTACTCCATTATTATTTACTCCATTATTATTTACTCCAGGTTCATAAATGTTTATTTCTTTTTTTCTAGGTATTATTTGATTTTTCTTATAATTTTGTCTAACAGCTTGAAACCAATCTAATGGTAATTTCTGAATATCTTCCACGCCTTTGGAGCTAGTTTTGTATTTTTCTTTAATAATTAGTGTCGGTGTTAGTTTGTTTTCCTCTTGTTCTTCTTGTTCTTGTTCTTCTTGTTCTTCTTGGTCTTCTTGTTCTTCTTGTTCTTCTTGGTCTTGGTCTTCAAAACTATAATCATTATCATTAGTATTATCATTATCATTATCATTATCATTATCATTATCATTAGTATTATCATTATAATTGTTATATTCTTTATCGTAATCTATATCATCATGAATATCACAATTATCTTCTAGTCTCTCTTTTTCTAAAATAGTGTTATTATCGTGGGCCTTAAGATAATATATACACTTTTCTAAAAATAAATCAAAACTATTTTTAACTTCATATAATAGATCATCTGGTTGCCTGTTATCTAACAAGTCATGAAATAAAGTTATTAATCGCTCTCTATAAAATTCTTTATCATTTGTAATAGTTTCATTTGCATCCTCCTTTATTTTTTTATTCAGTTTTTGCAATTGATTTTTACTAATTAAAAAATTTAGTGTTAGTTGATTAACAAAATCGTCGGACATATTGGTTTAAAAAAATAATATTATTATATTAAACCAACGCAATTATGCAATTATTTTGTCAAGTCTTTTAGTTGTTGACGAGTAGCATTATTAAATAAAGCATATCCAATCACATCTGAACTAGGATTAGCATTGAATGGTGCAAATTCTGGATCTTGAAAAAGACCAGGAAATGGTTGCACATGATTATGAGTATTCTTCCATTCAACGTTATATAAGCTGCTTTTACTAGATGGAATATAGGCAGCTTGACTATTTGATTGCAAAGCAAAAATTTGATTTCTTAATTCAGACTCATGATTAACATTTGATGCGTATCCAGACCAGGGAGCCTTGGATGTTCCAGGAAAGAAAACGTTCTCCGGTTTATAAGTGGCTTGTTGTATTAATGGTACTTCCACCTCTTTTCTACCATCTACAATGGGAAGAATACTATATTTGGTTGTTACAGGGCGTGCATCTAAATAAGGTTGTAAATTCTGTGATGGAAAATTACGTACATGTGATCGCTGATAAATAGTGGCTTGTCTTTGAGAAGTGGGTTGGTCTTCGAAACTATACAAATTCATTATTATATATAGATTATATAGATTATATAAATTATACTAATTATATAATTTTTGTTAATTACATATTTATAATTTATATAATTTATAAAATGTTTAAATAGAACTGAATATAGTAATATTATGTGTGGTATATTTGCTCTTCTAAATAACAGTACAAGTAACATTTCTTTAAATGAAATAGAAAATGAATTTAATAAAGGGAAAAAAAGAGGACCCGAATTTTCTAAATTAGATGCAACTTATATGAAAATGATACTTGGATTTCATCGTCTTGCGATAAATGGTTTGAACAATGTATCCAATCAACCACTAGTTATTAATGATATTGTCTTGATATGTAATGGAGAAATTTACAATTATAAAGAATTGTATAAGACTATGGATATTACTCCAACTACACAATCGGATTGTGAGGTGATTATCCATTTATATTTAGGATATGGTATTGAACAAACATTACGAATGTTAGATGGTGTATATGCATTTGTTCTTTACGATAATCGTCTAACAACAGATTTAAATAATAAATTGTATGTGGCGCGAGATCCTTTTGGTGTAAGACCATTGTATTATTTGAAACATGTTAACACTAAATACAATCAATATAATTTACATAATTTATACGGGTTTGCGTCAGAATTGAAGTGTTTGGAGTATTTTTATAATTTAAATAGTCATTTTTATTCCATTAAACAATTTCAACCGGGTACATATTCCGTCTTCAATTTTGGTAACAAAGTAAATGCACAATGGGAAGTATTGAAAGAAAATGTGCCCTATTTTTTACCGCATTTTTCTCATACATGGGATTTTAAAATAAATGACATGGATCCCTGTTTATTTTATGAAAATATCTACTCTAAAATTGCAACCTATTTTAATGCTGCGGTTATCAAACGATGTATTACTACAGAGAGACCTATTGCATGTTTATTATCAGGGGGCTTAGATAGTAGTCTAGTGGCTGCATTAGTCAACAATTATTATTTAAAACAGGGTTTACCCAATAAATTAGAGACATATAGCATTGGCCTAGAAGGGTCAGAGGATCTAAAATATGCACAAAAAGTGGCAGATTACTTAGGAACGCAGCATACTACCGTCATTGTAACAGAACAACAAATGTTCGACGCTATTCCAGAGGTTATTCGAGCAATTGAGAGTTATGATACGACAAGTGTTAGAGCGAGTATCGGGAACTATCTATTAGGCAAATATATAGCCGATAATTCCGAAGCCAAGGTCATTTTTAATGGTGACGGTTCAGATGAATTGCTAGGGGGGTATCTGTACATGAACAGCTGTCCAGATGATATTGAATTTGACAAAGAAATACGCCGACTACTTAAAGACATTCATTTGTTTGATGTATTAAGGTCGGACAAGTGTATTTCATCACATGGTCTTGAACCCAGGACACCATTTTTAGACAGAAGTTTTGCAAATTTTATATTATCATTACCTCCTGCGTTTAGAAACCATAATAATTGCAAATCCATAGAAAAGTTTATTCTAAGACACAGTTTTAGTGGTGACGTTTTTGAAACCTATAATAATAAACAAATATTACCGGATGAAATTTTATGGAGAAAAAAAGAAGCGTTTAGTGACGGTGTTAGTTCACACGGTCGATCATTGTACACTATTCTTCAAGAACATATTGCATCGACCTTGAATAAACATAATGCTACAAATGAATGGACACCATGTATTTTAACTGAGAGGACTTATTATAAACAATTATTTGATACGTATTATCCAGGTTGTTCTACTATTTTGCCCTATTTTTGGATGCCCAAGTACATTCTATCAGATGATCCAAGTGCCAGGACACTGGCAATTTATAAGCAATAAGCGATAAGCGATAAGCGATAAGCGAAAAGATTTTATAAAATAATATATTCAATATAATAATTATATATTCAATATATAATGGTATTTAATAAAGATATTCATCATCTTCAATTGAGAGCATTTACAATCATCGTATACGTGACATGGATATTGTATATTTCTATTGCACTTGGTTTATCTGCTAAAGCTCCACAATACCTCACTGATTTGCAATATTATGTAAAAATATATGTTAGTTTATTTCTAATTTTTCGTTTTAACCCCTTTAGACGCGTTAAATTTACAAGTTTAGATGCAAAAATAGCATTTAGTGCAGGATTATTTTTATTAGCAACTACAGCAATAGATAGTGTACTAAAGAATTATCTAAACAACATTAAACATTTCTTCTCTTCTTAGTCTTGTTTTTGTACATTTTTATTTTTTTCACCTTCGTTTTATTCGTTTTATGCGTTTTATTCGTTTTATTCAAGTCTATTTTTATTCTTGATTTGCTTTTAAAAAATACCTGGAATTCCTGCATTATTTTTTTTGAAACTGACCGTTGCATTGATAAATTAGCCGGTTCTCCTACATGGCTGTAGGCGAATTTCTTCATATAATTTAAAATATACTCCCTACATGACGTAGGATCGCACTCTATTACGTCAGCCTTTAGCAGACGATTTATCATCGTTTCAAACGGCAAATCGTATACATATGGCTTAACATTTATATAATGAATATTGTCATGGTTCATTCCAGGATAAAATACATCATCCAGAAAACATATTTGTGTTGTTGATGGTATTTTTGTACATTTTATGAAATCACTATATGTCTTCATGTGGGTAGTCCTGCATATTTCTACTTGTTTGCCATTTATTTTAAAAGCTGCTATGATTTGATCAAACAAATTATAATTTAATTTATATTCTAGATAACTTATTATATGTTTTGCCCATTCTGAAGGACCCTGATTATTTGTATATATCATTAACTTATTGCAATGACCTTTTTGTTTTTTCTTTTTCAAATAATTCAATATATTTATTATATTAGGTCTTAAAAATTCTGGAAATAAATCTAGTACTTTATTAAACAAATGTTGATCTATACTGATCTTAATATTATTTGCTTTTATATAATTTTGTAAACCATCCCAGAACATTCCTAATTCAATGAAGTATCCTAATGTTTCATCCATATCAAATACCACTATCTTTGTATCACACTTCATAATATATATTCTTATTATATTCCTATTATATTCTTATATTATATTAGTAATGCAACTTGTACATGATATTATTATTGTTGGTGCTGGATTATCAGGTTTATATAGTGCTTATAATATAAGAAAAAATTTTCCTCATATTAATTTATTGGTTTTAGAAAAGAATGATCGTTCGAGAATTGGTGGCAGAATTGGAAATGATAATTTTTATGGCTCCAATATAGTGGTTGGAGCTGGTATTGGCAGAACTGCTACCGATCATTTGCTATTTCAATTATTAGATGATCTAGATATTCATTATAGTTCATTTCAAATTAAAATGAATTATACATTTCAACCAATTGATATAATGAAGTGTATGACTTTTCTTAAATCACAATACAGAAAATACAAATATCATCCATCAGTTACATTTAAACAGTTTGCAAAAGCTCATTTAGGAAACTCTACTTATAACAAATTTATTATTAGTTCTGGTTTTAGTGATTATGAAGAGGAGGACATATATGAGGTATTATACCACTATCAAATGAGTAATAATGTAGATGGATGGTCTGCTATTGGTTTAGATTGGAATAAACTAATTCATAAATTATGTAATAAAATTGGTTATTCACATATAAAAACATCTACTGCTGTCACTAAATTAAATCATGTTTTAGATCAACAAGGATGCTATAACTATCATATTCGTACCGACCAAGATGTGCAATTTTATTGTAAAAAAGTTATTATTGCAACTCCTATAAGTGCAACTCAAAAAATATTACCATCCTTTCCAATTTATAAACAAATTCATGGTCAACCCTTTTTACTTGTATATGCAAAATTCAATAAGAAATCCGCTCAAATTATGGCAACTAAAGTGCCTTATTTTACCATCGTTTCCGGTCCATTACAAAAAATTCTACCTATGGATAAAGAAAAAGGCGTTTATATGATTGCCTATACTGATAACAAATATGCCGAATTTTTGAAATATAAAGTGGATAGCATCCCAAAAAACAAGATATTTTTTGAAAATGAATTAGAAAAAGCACTTTATTTGCCTTCAGAAACTCTAAAAATTATTGCATTAACCAGCTATTATTGGCCTATTGGAACACACTATTATAGTCCGCTAAATACCAAACAGCATCCTAGTCGTCAAAAGTTTATTTTTGAAGCTCAACATCCAGAACCTGGAATACTTGTTGTAGGTGAAGCTGTTAGTAGAAAACAAGGATGGACAGAAGGAGCACTTGAAAGTGTTCATGCTGTTCTAAATGATAAATGGATAAAGTCTACTATATGCGATAATTAAATTACTTAGTTACTTAAGTAGAGGAATTGAGACTACCTAATAAATATTGTGCTCGCCCACGAGCTTGTCCATATTTTAGTCCAAAAGCCAAGGTAAAAGGTGAAACTCCAGTATTGTTGTTGTTTTGGTACCATTGAAAAATACGTCTTGCTGATCCAGCGCCGTTGAGTGCATCACTTGCAATAATAGAACCCCATGTTCTAGTTCCAGCGACGGATGATTGATTTCTAAAACTGCGAAAGTTGCCTGTTGAGCCTCCCATTATATTTTAACGCAATATTAAATTTTTAACCTTGTACTTAATTTATTAGATTTATTATATTTATTAGATTTACTAATCTTCATCCTCTTTTGTATTGTCTAAATGATCTAATGCAGATAAAATAATTTGTTCTTGTTGGGTCAATTTTTGAAATATTAAGCATTCATCCATTTTAAATGTGTAATGACGATGCATAAAATTTTTACACACAATCAATACACCATTATCTGTTATCTTTATTTCACAAATAATGCCGGTATAATGTAAAGGCAAGTAATCTGGATCTGTAATAGGTATCCATCGAATAAAAGCACCATATTTTAAATCTTGGAGCTCATCCACATATCTATAAGCCTTTAATTTTTTTAAATAATCTAAAGTAGTTTTTTTGTCTAAATGAAGTTCCTTCAAAATATTTAAATTCATCTCTTGTATTTTTTTTGTTGTTAAATTCATTATACTCTCATTATTTTCATTGTCTAATGCATTTACTAAACGGTGTACATCTAATTTATTTATCATTTGTTTATTAATATAAAATAAAATATCTTAAAGCTTATTTTATATATTTATATACTCTATGGATTTATCTACTGTATTAGATAATATTAACCATTATATTAACCATTATATTGAATATTTTAGCAAATATTTTATGTGTTTCAAAAATAGGGATAACTATCAACCACTCAATAATGACTATATTGTCTGAGTTATTGTCTAATTTATTTTTATAAATTTACCATCCACCTCCAAATGCTGATCCAAATGCACCACCACCTACTTCATTTGCTGCCATGGGAACAAAACTTTCTGTACCTGGGTTAGCTGCAGCAACTAGCGGTGTAGAGTCTTGTTGATACATATTATTATAATCTGGGAGGGGTTGTGTTGGTTGAGCTGGTGGTAAGGAACTGATAGATGTTGTTCCACTTGAGCTCAATGATTGGTTCATTGCCATTTGATTTTGGGAAATGGGTTGCGATACTTTGACATTACCTTGTCCCTTTTTACCCTTCTTTGTGTCTTGAGGTCCTTCCCATAATGCAACCACACGATCAACAATTATGGATACCTTTTCGCCCAACTTAGTTTGCAAACTGAGAATAATAACTAACATTGCTAAAACTATATTTGTCACACTAAAGTCAGCGTATTTCTCACCACTATAGGTGGGAATAAATGTTATTATTCGGTGTATTAACAAAATAAATAAGAACATGGCAACAACTTGTGCTAAAATTTCTGCCACAATTTCAACCGATCCTTTTTCATCATCAGCCTCTGGAACAAAACGTTGTGTTAGTTTATTTATGATTACAACCGGAATTAAAGCCAATACTGAGTATTGAATAATATTTAATATTTCTGCCTTTGAATTTTCATCAAAATTAAAAACATGCTTCATAAAACCATGTTTTCCATGGCTTGTTTTTGATAATTCATCCAAACTTTCCATATCCCTTATAGGGTATATTTAGAAATAAAAATACTTAATGTCTTTAGAATAGTTTGAATTTAGAAACTATTCTAAATAATTCATTATAATGGATCACTTAGCTGAAGAATATGCAAATCGTATTTCTATTAATTATAATAACATGTCTAAAGAAACTACTACATTTGAACAAACTACTACACTTTCCCATACTATCTTTTCTAATGTATTCAAATACTCTCATCAAGAATATCAATATTTACAATTAATACAAAGTATTATTGATAATGGGTATTGGGAGGCAGGAAGAAATGGCAAATCTAAAAGCATTTTTGGTTCGTCTATGCGTTTCTCTTTAAAAGATGGACAAATTCCTATTCTTACAACTAAGAAAACTGCATGGAAAACCTGCTTAAAAGAATTACTATGGTTTGTCCGAGGTGAAACTGATAATGCTATTCTAAAAAAACAAGGTGTTCATATTTGGGATGCTAATGGCTCTAGGGAATTTTTAGATAGGAGAGGATTGCATAATTACTCAGTGGATGAACTTGGCCCTATTTACGGTCGACAATGGAGACAATTTGATAAACCGTACATTTCTCAAAGAGATGAAGCATGGTTCAAAGAAATGTCTAAATGGCGTAGTGATGTAACTTTAGAAAAAATGGATGAAAAGGGTATAGATCAATTGCAAAATATTATTGATTGTTTAAAAGATCCTTTAAAACGTAGTAGCAGACGCTTAATTATGACTGCCTGGAACCCAAATCAACTCGATCAAATGGCGCTTCCACCTTGTCATATTTTATGCCAGTTTAATGTACATGATGGCAACAAATTATCGTGCGCTTTGTATCAAAGATCAGTTGATACTATGTTAGGTCTGCCATTTAATATTGCATCTTATAGTTTTCTTACCCATCTTTTAGCAAAACATTGTGGTCTAGAGGCGCATGAATTTGTACATTTTATGGGAAATTGTCATATTTATGAGGAACACATAGATGGTGCACAATTACAACTTTCTAGAGAACCATTTGATTTTCCTACTATTTCTATAAAACAAGTAAAAGACAACATTAATGATTACCAGGTAGATGATTTTGAAATCCATAATTATTATAGCCATGAACCAATTAAAATGAATATGGTGGCCTAATCAGAAAACTATCTCAGAAAACTACGTTTTCCGAACCTTTCCTTATTATGTTTAATATAATTTTTTCTGATTTTCACAACAAAGAATATAATAAGGAAAGGTTCGGAAAACGTAGTTTTCTGACAGTTTTGGCTCCACCTTTTATAAAGGTGGAAATGCGTAAACTATTTAGAAACAAATTGTATATAATAATTATTAATGAGCGCAAATCGATCAGTACAAGCAGCACAAAGACGACGAAGTGGTCCACCTGAACCGCAAGCACCCGGAAGAAGTCCTCAACCATCCATTAATTCAGCCCAAATGTTTGCTAGTCAAGCCCGCGCAGGACCGGGACCTAATATTCCTCCAGGTCGTCTTGCTGGTCAACAAGCGACTATGCAACAGCAACAAATGCAGCAACAAATGCAACAACAAATGCAACAAGAACAAGAACCACAATCTGTTGGCAATATCAGTAAAATGACATTAGCTCAAGCGATTACATTAATCACATTACGTTTAGGAGCGGTTGAAACCAAATTATTAAATTTTCAATCCAATCCATCTTTAGGTTTAGGAGTTCCAATGTCTGTAGATGGTCAAGATAATATGGTACTTATAGACAGTGAATTAATTCAGTCCATTACTAGTCGTCTAGAGGATTTAGAGAAAATACCCAAACAACAACCCAATAATAATAATCCAGAACTTACATTAATGAAGCAACAAATGGAGGCCATGAAGCAATTAATTGCTCAAACGAGAACTATTACTACTAATTTGACAAAAGAAAACAAGGAATTAAAGTCTCAAGTGGAGGTTTTAAAACGAGATTTAGATGCAACCAAGGAAGTGGCAGTACTATTGCAAAATATTACTATGGATAACTCGCAAAAAATAATGAATATGACAATGGGTCTTGATGATTTTGAAGGCAGTCACCAAGTAGAATTTGAAGAAGACGAAAATGCTATACCTGAACCAAATGAAATTGTTGGTACAAATCTTAAGGAGTTGATAGAAAGTGAGATCAATGCTCAAATTTAAATTATATATTTATTTTAGTTTAATATAACATAATCATAATTGTAAATTAAATTACAAGTTAAATTACAAGTTAAAAACTATATAGATAAATGCATATATATATCAAAGATGGAGGCGACAGCCAAGGTATTTGTACCAAATTTTGATAATATAACATCTGAAAAAATTATTTTACAAATTAAAAGTGGAGAGTGGCAGGATATTTATAAAGGGTTATGCTCTATTAAGGATAATTCCATGATTATTGATTATATATTTTTTAGATATTTTGCCACAAAAGAGACATATCCGATTATTCAAGCGATTATTACATTTAATATAGACACTATTTTGAAAACAAGTGATATTTTTAATGTATATGTAAATATGAAATCTCTTACTATTTCTGAAGTGGATAAACATAAAGACTTTATTCAACAGATTACTCAGATGCTTAAAGACCGATATCCTGATAAATTGTCAAAATGTTATATTTATAATGCACCATTTATTTTTTCACAAGTATTTAATATTATTTCTTTTTTTGTTGATAAACCTACACTAGATAAAATAGAACTTGTATCTGCCTATTAGTGAAATAGATATATAAAAATATGTAAAGAATTGTAAAACATATTAAACATAAAATGTCATATAATATATTACATCTTATGCGTCTAACAATTGAAACGAAATCGAAACAAGAAATCTTTGTAGCTTTATTCCAATTATTAAAGAATTGGGGCTCCTATATCAATATGCATTTTGAAAAAGACCGTTTATATATTCAATCTATGGACAAATCGCATATTTGTCTTGCAGATATAAATATCAAGAGTAAATGGTTTACGAACTATGATTGTGCAAAGAACACGAATATTGCAATTGACTCAACTCATTATGCCATTTTGATGAATTATGCTCTAAAACACGATACAATTGAAATGAAATTCGAAGACGAAGCTGAAGTAGAAAATCTATTTATTAACTTTTTAAATGGGAAGGAGAAAAAGGGCGCTTTTGATCATTTTTTTGAATTGCCATTGATAGATGTAGAAGAAGAAATTTTAGGCATTCCAAGTGTAGAGTATGATGTTGACTTTACCATTGAATGTAAAAAATTAATGGATTTGTTATCTGAATTGAGTACATTTGGTCAAGATTTGAATATTTTATGCAATGAGAAAATTTTAGAATTTAATGCTGTCGGAGATTCTACTAAGCTAAAAGTTAATATACCAATCGACGATTTGAGTGAATTTGCAATTGCTGAGGATGATGAATTAAATGTTTCCTATAGTCTTAACCATTTATGTAAGATGTGTACTTCTGTAAAGCTAGCACCAGTTGTAGATGTTTCTATTAGCACGGAATATCCTATGGCTTTAAAATACAATTTGGGGGATGATAGCACAGTAATGTTTTTTATTGCACCGAAGGTATCTAATTAACCGAAGGTGTCTAATTAACCAAATTGTTTCGTTTTTCCCTAAATAATTTATTATTTTTAATAATTAAATGTTAAAAATATTAATTGCTTTATTTATATTTTGTATTACTTTATTCCTCTATGTGCATGTTCAATTTCATTTAAAGACAAGTGATAATTTAGAAATATATGAGGTTGATCAAGCATCAAAGGATAAAATGGAAGAAATATGTGATTTACGCCAACCTGTCTTATTTGATTGCGATGAAGAGGGTTATAAAATTATAAATACTACTAACAAAAATGTTTTGTTAGATAATTATCCTGTATTTGAAATAAAAATCAGAGATAACAAAACGGAAGATACCGATCGAGACTCACAAATATCTGTACCTTTGCCATTTCACATTGCTTCCAAATTATTCGAAGAAGACACAAACTCTATTTATTTTAGTGAAGGCAATTATGATTTCTTGCAAGAAACCGGTGCTATTAAAAATATGTCATATAATGATGATTTTTTGCGACCATATTTGGTCTCAAACTGTTACTATGATTTTCTAATAGGTTCAACAAATGTGGAAACTCCTTTTCGTTATGATTTAAATTATCGAAATTATTTTATTGTCACCCAGGGCACGATAAGTGTTAAATTGGCTCCTCCAAAAAGCACAAAATATTTATATCCTGTAAATGATTATGAAAACTTTGAGTTTAAATCATTGATTAATCCATGGACCCCGCAACAGAAATTCAAGGCGGACTTTGACAAGGTAAAATGTCTGGAAATGGTATTATATCCGGGAAAGATATTGTTTATTCCAGCTTATTGGTGGTATTCTTTTAAATTTGCAGAGAATAGCAGTGTTAGTTGTTTTAAGTATAGAACATATATGAATAATATTGCCATTAGTCCGCAAATAATGATGTATGCACTTCAAAATCAAAATGTAGAAAGAAAGATAGCTAAGAAAATAGATATATCCTTTTTACAAAAAGATAAGAAAGTAGAAGTTTCAGAAAATGTTAATGAGCCAATAGATTACAAAGAAGTTCCGGATATATTGATCCCTAATGATGAAAGTAATTTCAGTTCATTGGAAATACCTCAAATGCATATTGGCGAAACTGTTATTAATAATGATAATATTGAGATCATGCCAACAAATGAAGGTATTTCGTCTCAAATTTAAAAATCTGGTTATTTTTATATATATTTATATTTTAAAAAGCATGCAAAAATATAAATATAATGACTACGTAGAGAAAAATATATATAACGATAATACTACATTCATAGACATTAATTTGCAAGGTATTACGCAAGGTATTACGCAAGGTATTACGCAAGGTATTACTTCTGAACCTACAGAATTTATTAAAATAAGTACATATAATCCAACGAATGCGTTTACAGCTTATCCGTTACATTCAAATGATGTACCTACTGTATATAATAATGTTATTATTATTTGTACTACTATTGGTATATTTACTATAATTTCCATCATGACTATGATTTATTATAAATATAATCATAAACAACTAACATATTATCACAAAAAAAATGAAACTGTAAATCTTATAGATGACATCCGAGTAGATGACATCCAATTAGATGACATTGGTGCTGAGCTCTATTTTGATGAGGTCTATTTGGCCGACGACAAAGTGTAGGGTGCGCGGACCTACATGCCCCCTACATGGGGGTGAAAAACTAGGTTCTAGAATGCGACAAATCACCCTACACCTATGTAGGCAACCCTTTAAAACCCCACCCAAAATCGACTTAAAGATTGCACTACAAGTTATATTATATCATGACCCTCCTTAAGATCAACATTGATAATCGGAATGGTAGCTCCTGGAAAATATATAATGCAACTACCTTGGAACCGTGTGTACTCGACGCATTTGAACCGGATAATTATAAACTATTTACGAATGATGTCTTTACTTTTAACAAAGGAAATGTTGATATTATTCACTCTGCTATCCGTATCAATGAAAACATTCCTGCTGTTCTTATCCTCGCCGATCAAAAAACATATGGTCGAGAAAATATTATGAAAATGACTTCTGGCTCAACATTTACTAAGAAAAAAGAAGGCCGATTATTATATAAATGTATTCCTGATGATATTCGCATCCCTATCTTTCTTGTACCATATGAAATGACTAATGTTGGTTTTTCTAAAGTGTTTACCAATCTTTATGTTACTATTCGATATAAAGACTGGTCTGGAAAACATCCCATTGCTAATATCAATCAACTTATCGGCTCTGTAGATGTTTTAGACAATTTTTACGAATACCAATTGTTTTGCAAAAGCCTAAATACCTCTATGCAAAAATTCAATAAAGACACATCCAAAGCCATCAAAGAAAAAGCACAGGAACACGACTCCTTTATTACCACCCTTTGCCAAAAACACCCAACTATCGAAGATCGAACAACCTGGAAAACATTTACTATTGACCCACCTACCAGTCTAGATTATGACGACGGTTTCAGCATAAAGAAACTAGACAATAATCAAACACTGTTATCTATCTATATTGCCAATGTCACTATTTGGATGGATGCCCTAAATCTTTGGGCAAGCTTTTCCGAACGCATCTCCACTATTTATCTTCCCGATAGAAAACGTCCCATGTTACCCACTATCTTATCTGATTGTCTTTGCTCTTTGCAACAAGGTGTAAGACGATTTGCATTTACTATGGATATACTCCTAGATAATACTGGAACCATTCAAAATATTACCTACTCCAACTCACTTATCAAAGTTTCCAACAATTTTGCATACGAGGAACCGGCTCTACTCGTTGACCAAGATTATACATTATTGTTTGATTGTGTTAAACAACTCTCCCAAAAATACCAATATATGCATTCTATTAAAAACAGCCACGACGTAGTCTGCTACTTGATGATATTTATGAATTATTATTCCGCTCAAGAACTCTTAAAAGCAAATAACGGCATATTTCGATCTACTATTATCAAAAAACAAATCGAATTACCTACTGACCTACCGGATGACGTCACCCAATTTATTAAAATTTGGAACAGTGCCTCCGGACAATACATCGACCTCAAAACCACCACCTCTAATTCTCAATCCATCCGACATGAACTCCTTGAAATGGACGCCTATATTCATCTCACGTCTCCCATTCGACGCCTCGTCGACCTACTCAATATGATACAATTTCAACAAAACCATGGTTTATTACAGTTGACTGAAAATGCAACCCAATTCTATCAAAAATGGATCGCTCAATTGGACTATATCAATACTACCATGCGAGCCATCCGAAAAGTACAAAATGACTGCAATTTGTTACACACGTGTAACACCGAACCCGCAATTTTGGATAAATTGTACGATGGATACTGCTTCGATAAATTGGTACGCAATGACGGCCTCTACCAGTTTATCGTGTTTTTACCTGAACTTAAACTGACTTCTCGTATTACTATGCGTGATAATTTGAACAATTTTGATAAACGACAATATAAATTATATCTCTTTAACAATGAACAAAAGTTTAAAAAGAAAATTCGTTTGCAACTTGTATAACCTTAATATTTATAGTAAATTATATAAAGACATATCATCATCTTATTTAATATGGAACAAAATCAGCAAACCACTACTACTCAGCCTAAAGAAACTGTTGAAGAAGTTATGAAGGACCTTGAACAAAAAGTTAACCCAAAGACCATGCAAGAAGGCATTGCTTCGTTATTGACTGCTGTTAAAACAAATGATGCCTCTATTCTCTTAGGTCCCATGCAAAAGGGCGCTGAAGAATTTAAGGAGCGAACCGGACGTGAAATGACGTATGGGGAAATGCGTGCAATGTGGGGATAGATTACTATACCATTATATGTTTTGTGAAATTTTATTCTTTATATTATATATGAAATCTTTAAGAAGACGAATGCGTAGTAAGTGTACACGTAGTAGAAAATATAGTGGTCGTACACTTAATCGTCGTAAACTTAATAGTCGTAAACTTAATAGTCGTAAACTTAATAGTCGTAAACTTAATAGTCGTAAACTTAATAGTCGTAAACTTAATAGTCGTAAACTTAGAGGCGGCTGAGGCGGTAACCCATTTTTAAGAGACACCGATCCTACCAAATTATTTGGTGGCTGAGGACAACCTGTATTAATGGGTTAAAATATATACTTTTATTTCTGGAATGATGTGTTGAAAGGTACAATACTTTTCTAAACTGATAAAGAAATTATATTACTTTTATAAATAATATAATTACAACGATTTATCTATCACTGTTTCTTTTGCAATATTTCTTATTATTTTCTCATAATTCTTATCCGATTCTTCTTTTGATGAACCACTCATCACATTACATATCATTTTCATATACTTGTCATTCTGCTTAGAATCAGGATTATTATACTCCGGATACACCTTTTGCCATTCACTTATCTGTTTCATATTTTTACTACCAATTATTTTTATCGCATTTGTTAGTTTCGTTTTATCTTCATCCTCTCTCTCCCAAGCATCTTGATCTTTTATATACAATACCTCTCTCTTAAAATCAGAACAGTGAATTGGCCTCTTATGTACATTTAAATCTGATAAACCATTTATAAATATCTGTGATATGCCTTCCACATATCCTAACCTCGCTGTATTCTCCAGATCCTTTAACTTTACCTTTAAAGAATCCACGAAATCCATTAAATTTATTGCATCTTTACATTGCTCATTCAAAAATACATTTAAATTAAAATGATTATTATTGTTGTTAGTTGTATTATTATTCGTTATCGACTTCCCCTCCTTTGCTAACTCAAACATCTTATTATTCTGTTCCAATAACAAATTTTGCAATTCTTGATTTTGCTTTATTAATTGCATTACTAACTCTGTTGTTATCTCCGGCGACTTTGTTTCATTTATTATTTGCTGTTCTTGCTTACATTTTTTTTTGTGCACTGACAAACTCTGTCTATGTGAAAATATTTTGCCGCAGCTGCATTTATGCTGGTCGTACTCTGTTGGTAATTTTATGTAAACATTTTCGAACTTTTTGTGTTTATCGGTTAATAAATGCCTTTCATATTGACTTTTGCGTGACGTTGAATAGTCACAAATTTTACATACAAATGTGTCCGAACTTTTGTCAACATTTAGTTCCAACTCGGTCGGTGATGGGGTAACGTGATGATTTATCATGTGATTTTCTAGCATTATTTTTTCTGTAAATCGCACCATACATTTTTTACAAACAAATTCTGGCTTGCATATAAGAGGTGGACTAGGGTTTAATGATGAATTAAGTATTTTATAATGTTCTTGTTCTTTTATACGAGCTTCCGTGTGGTTTTTACAATTATATGTCGCAATTTCAACCATTTCCCAGTTATCCCATCCACCATTCTCTCTTATTGTCTTGTATATTTTTTGATTATTGTTTAAATCTTTGCAGACCTGTTTGTGTTGATATTTGCGTTTAGTAAAATTCGTTGTATGACCAACATATACCTCAGAAATACTTTTGTCTAGACAACAAATCTTATAAATAATTGTCTTTGAATAATCTATCAGATCTTTTGGCATTCTATAATATATTTTGAGACTTTTTCTAAATAAAAATCTCAAAATATCTTATTCAGAATTTTTGTCCAATTTTTGCACATTTTTTTGAAAATTTTATCGTCACAATTTTTGCGTTATTTTTTCTGTGATTGTTACCATTATCGTCACAAATGACTTTTTTTCTGCATTTTTCAAGACTTTTTTAGACTTTCTGATTCTGGACATTTTAAAAATGTCCAAAATCGAAAACCCAATCACTTTTACAAAAAAAAATTGATGTGACTGAGAATTTTCACCAAAATAATCACTACAAAATTGTTACCATTTCTCCTAACAACTCAGAAATAATAATTTAAAGCATATTTTCGGCACAATTTTTCAGCAAAATAATATATATTATAATTTATATGAGTGATTATTTATTTAGACTAAATACCCCTAATATATCTAATCCACCACCTTATGATAACTCAATACCAACAAATGAATGTACTAATGGACAACCAAATGCAGAATATACCAATTATGGTGATGACAATGCATCTGTATTATATAGCATTTGGTCTGCAAATCAAAACACATTGGGAGCACAGTTTAGCATCCAACAAAATTTAGTTGCCGCTCCTGGAACTAATCCAATATGTCAGGGCCCAGCAAATATTTTTATTTTTAGACATGGAGAAAAATCAGCAGAATTACCAAATTATAGTTTAAACAATAATGGAATTTATCGGGCTAGCCAATTAGTTAACTTTATCAATTTGTTAGCTAAAGATGGATACCCTATTTCTTATATTGTTAGTTGTAATCCTTGTTGTTATAATACTAGTGATCCATCTATTAGAGCCACACAAACAGTAATGATGTCATCCTTTATGTTAAATATACCCACTTTTATTTATGGTGGATCTCAAGATTATGCACCAGTTTGTCAAGCATTATATCCTTATCCACCGAATAGTTCTCAAGTAGGACAATATGACGGACTTAATATAGTCATATGCTGGGAACACTCATCTATTCAACAATTATGTTTAAATATATTAAATACCGCGGGTCTTTATGGGCGTATACCAGTTGGTCCAACAAATAATGATACTAAATTATATGGAGACGCATTTTTCAATTTAACTAGCGTTTGCAAAGATGGTAAATATTTGTGTCCGGCTGATCCGTCTGCTCCTAACTATAACAGCGTTTATGATGTTACTCAACCAGATACACCGACTATTATAGGACCCAATTCTTATAAATATCCTTATTGGAATAACTACAACTTTGATAATGTCTACTGGTTTAAATTGGATAATACTACCAATTATTGGGATTTTCAAATATTTAGGCAACCATGTTATACGTGCTTTCCTAGTTGTGGTTTAGAAATAGGGTTATATCAACCCTTAAATACCCAATGTTCGTCTTCTTATCTTTATTACTCTAATACAGCTGGAGATCCAGCAGTTAGCGGACCTATTGAAAATAGCTGTGAAGTTCCTTCTGACTGGGCAGTATAAGTTTTATAAAAATAAAAAAAAATATAATAATATTATATTTTTATTATATAATTGAACAATGGCATCTAATAATTTCCTATTTAACCTAAACTTAAAAACTACATCTTCCTCAACTTCTACACCTATAACATTACCAGCAGAAAAGTGCAGTAACGGAACACCTATAGATGAATATGCTGGAACTGGAGTTTATGCATGGAAAGTTCTTTATAGTATTTGGGATAATTATCAATCCAGTACAGCTGCACAATTTTCATTACAACAGGCGATTACACAGGCGCCTGATAATAATCCGCCTACTCCTCCATGTGTCGGTCCTACTAATATTTTTGTTATTCGACATGGAGAAAAAAACACTGGTAGTGGCTGTTTAAACAATAATGGAATATATAGAGCATGTGAAATAGTGAATTTTGTTAATCAATTAGCCCAAGACGGATATCCCATCTCTTATATTATTAGTTGTAATCCATGCCCCTATAATACATCTAATCCTTCTATGAGAGAACCACAGACAGTATATCCAGCTGCATTTATGTTAAATATACCCATGTTCATTTACGGGTCTTCCAGTGATTTTATAGATGTTTGCAATCAGTTATTTAATATTTCTGACACAAACAATGGACAATTTAGCGGTACAAATGTGCTAATTTGTTGGGAACATGCCGCAATTCAACAATTATGTTTGAATATGTTAGATACTGCCGGTACTTTATCGCCTTCTAGACTTCCTAGTGGCATAACAACAGGTGATGCTTTTTTTAAATCTAAAAATCCATGCCCTGATGGTAATTATGTATATAATAATAGTGTTCCAGGATCGACTACTGTTTATTCACCGCCTGCATCAGGTACAATCCCGGGTGTAGGAGCAAATACACAATTTTATCCTTATTGGAACAATTATAATTTTGATCGTGTATTTTGGTTTTCTAGTAGTGCATCAACAAATTATGTATTTGATTTTAAAACATTTACAGAGGATTGTCCAACTTGTTTTCCTAGCAATCAAATTGCTATTGGTTTATACCAACCATTGCAAACGGAATGTAATTCTTCTTATCAATACTATAATAAAACACCAGCAAATTTAAATGTGGAAAATCTAAATCAACCTCCTAGTAGCTGGTCAATATAACTATAAATAATTTAAACATACAGTGATTGATTGGTCGCGACAAATTTCAATGTTAGATCGGGGACCTGCTTCAAAATAGATAGAAATTTCATATCACCTAGAATTTCAGCAACCTTTTCCATTTCTACGGTAATATTATTGATTTTTAAAATAGCCTTTACAAATTCACCCAAGAATATTTCCTTTTCTAAAGACATTTCATGCAACAATCGTTTGCAGTCTACATCTGAAGTACATTCACACCATTTCATTGTATAGTCAATTAAATCAAAATGCAGCGAATAGTCAATTCCTGTGTTGAAACCATTTATAAGCTCATGATTACTGTGTTTTTGATATGCATTATAAATATCAACAATACAATCTTTTACATCCGTGTTATCTGAATTAGGGTATGAAGCCCGTTTTTCTTCCGGAACTGTAATATTTGTAAAACAACTTAGAATAGAGACCAGATCTTTTGCCTCAAAATTTTTTAGCTTACCCGCATTTATCATATCAGCAAAAACCAGACAATGCACTTCCCTTATTTGACTTGCAATATGGCCTTTTGTTGTTAGTTGATTTTTTTCAATAAACCCAAATTGGGAAAGCATATCCAGAACCTTGTTTATATTTAATAGTAGTGTGGTTTCTGTTGCAACTAATTGTTTATTCAAATCATCTATTTCCTTATTTTTTGTATTTAATTTGGCAACAATTTCTGCATCCTTTTCTGCAGACGGATATTGATCTAAAATTTGACGTATAACTCGATCTGCATCTTTTCGCTGCTTATTTACGCTAATTAGACGTTTTTGTTTAAATTCTAAATATTCTTCTGCTACGTGAATAGGTGTACGTGTATTTTCCAATGTAAGCGATATATTATCGACATCTAATTGCAGTTTTTGTAAGGATTGATATAATCCATTCATCTCACTATCAATATCGTTTTGTATCATGCTACGTTTGGCAAATTTTGTATAATCAGTTTCACCAATACTGATTAAATTCAGCAACAGATTATACGAGATTTTGAATTTTGATACCAATGTTTGAGGCTTACCTTTCATTATAGTTTTTAGTGTTAGTTGGTCCATATTTTTAAACAAGTTAGTCAAATGAATTACATGACCCACTGTGTCAATTCCTCTACGACCAGCTCGCCCGGCCATTTGCGTATATTCATGAGAATAGAGTGGTCTAAGTCCTGATCCGTCGAATTTGTTCAAATCAGTAAACAAGACTGTCTTAGTTGGCATGTTAATTCCAACAGCAAATGTTTCGGTAGCAAACAGCAACTTAATATATCCTTTTGCAAACAATAATTCAACCATTTCTCTTAAAACTGGCATGATACCTGCATGATGAATAGCTACTCCTTTTTCTAATAGTGAAATCATCTGCAAATATTCAGGTAAATTCAGATATTCCTGGTAATTCGGCAATTTACGAATAATTTGTTCACATTCACGTTTTACTATATAAGGCACTTTACTGTCATCTTCTAGCAAATTGGTCGTCATTTCTTTAGCACATTGTTCTAATGCCTTGCGACTTAGTACAAAACAAATGGCTGGCAACATATTTTGTTCAACCATATGTTTGGCTACTGTATTTAAAACGTGCTGTCTTTTTACAAAATGGTTTTTTTGCTCAAAAATATCAAGTACATTATATACCTTTTTGTAATTTGTATCACTGAAATTTCCCTTATTATCTTGTAATACATGCAATGAATTCGTGGTCTTCATTATTTCCATTTCCAATTGTTTATTTTTCAATATTTTAAAAATGCCTTGAGTACATGTGATAAACGAATAATGTGTTAATGGGACAACACGCTCATATGTAGTGGTTAAATACACTTTTTTGTCGGATTTATAGTCAGCACTTTCACCTCTTGTTTCACACCATAATGCAAACTTTTCTGGGGAATCTAATGTTGCAGAAAGCATGACCATCTGAACGTGTCTAGGAAGCATCATAATGGTTTCCTCCCATACGCGACCACGATCTACGTCATTAATATAATGGACTTCATCGAAAATAATACATGCTAATTCTTTATCAAAGTCCATATTGAACATAGTGGCTGTGGTATTCGAATTATTATTTCCACTTCTAGCATAAAGCGTATTCATCAATATTTCTGTAGTCATAATCAATACATCGGCTTCAGGATTGCTTTTAATATCGCCTGTTAAAATACCAAATGATATGTGAGGAAATTTATTGGTAAATTCATAGAATTTTTGATTAGATAGGGCCTTGATTGGAGAAGTATAAATAACCTTTTTGCCTTGTTTAACAAAAAACTCAATTGCAAATTCAGCTGGCAATGTTTTACCAGAGCCAGTATGCGCAGTTACGAGGATATGGTCTCCTGAAACAATTGCTTCAATTGCAAATTTTTGAAAAGAACTCAATGGAAATGGGTACTTTTCAAAATAAGATGAATATATGGTTTCAGATGAAACAGGATAAGAGTTAGGACAGATTTTAACCATGATTATTGTAATATGACAAATAGTCTTTAAGTCTATTTTGTTATTGAAGTAAAATTCCATTTATCAAATAACTTGGGGAAGACAAATGGTTTGGGTCTTTTAAGAGGTAGACGTACAAACATTAATCCTATAATAATTAAAACGATACCAATATATTTGAATGGATCGGTAAAATATTCGCCTAAAAATATAATAGCCGCTACACTCTCAATTAATGCACTTAAACCGTCCCAAACAGCATTTACCAATAAAATTTGTGAACCTTGTAATGATCGTATTAGGTAATATATTACACCAATATAGCCGCCAACACCTACACAAAATGAGGAAAGCCCTCCTGAATTTGCAAATTTTTGGAAGCCAAAGTCACCAATAATCTCTGTTATTATCAATGCTCCAATATCCTGATAACTCATAATATATTATAATAAACAAAAATAACAGGGTTAATAATAAAAATAAAATTACTTGCATCGTTGAATTCCACTATATGTAATTATACTATTATCTTCTGGAAAACAAGTGAATAATCTTTCTTCCGATACGCTATATTTTAGGTTTTCATCAAAATGTATAATAGATTGATAATTATCTGTATTCCAATTAGGTAAATTACTATTTCCTTCTGGATTTTCAAATTGATAATTATTTAACCCCTTCAATTTTGCTCCAATGGTTACAATACTTCTTATTAGTGATTGTATACACTCGTGCTCCCAGCAAATTAATACAGTTTTTCCATTAAAAAATTTATTTGTAAATATATTTTGGACAGCAATATCCGTTTGTGATTGTTCACCATATAAATAAAGAGGTATATCCATTAACCAAGAGGCTAAAGAAACTGTTTGCTCCTGATGCATACTGTGATAATCATATGCTGAAACAATAGCATGCACTCCGTGACCATTGTCATTAAGTCGTTCAATTAATTTTGGTACATAGGTGGATCGCAAAATACCATTACAATCCAATGCATGCTTAGACTTTATTTTTTCACCATGTCTAATAATAAATATATTGGCAGGTCCATTATTTGAAAACAAAAAATGTTTTGCTTGACTATTATGCGCTAACATGTGATTTTTATCTCTTATTTGTTTATATTCTGTGTGTAATTTATAAGTACTCGATTGTAAACTGGTAACTGGACATCCTTTTTTGTTACATTGTGGTTTAACAATATCAAACCCTTCTTTAAATGAATAATTACTAACAAAATATAAAATTACTAAAATAACTATTAAACTTGTAGTAAATAATACAATCTTTTTCATATAAATTATACATCTAAAATAATTTATTTTATTATAAGTATTTAACTAATATAAATATTTAACTAATATAGTATAACAATGGACATTATTGCAAATAAATATCAGTTATTAAATCAAATAAATAAGGGTTCATTTGGTCAAATATTCAGAGGAAAAAATAGTCGTACAGGAGAAATTGTAGCCATTAAACGAGAAAATAAGTCAGAGACAATAAAGGTATTGGTTTCGGAGGCAAAAATATATCAATACTTGGGAAAGCAAGATGGGTTTTTACAGTTGAAATGGTTTGGAACAGATGAAAAATATAATTATCTTGTTTTTGATTTATTAGGATATTCTTTAAAAGATACAATGGATACTTCTAAAATGTCATTTATTACGTGTTTAGAATTAGGCATACAAATTATTGAAAGAATAAAGGTTCTTCACGATCATCATTTACTGCATAGAGATATTAAACCAGACAATTTTGTCTTTGGTCAAGGCGAAAATACTAACAAATTATATCTAATTGACTTGGGATTTTGTAAACGGTTTAATTACAATGGCAAACACATTGAAGAAACATATAACAATAAATTAATAGGTTCACCTAATTTTGTTAGTTTGTTTATACACAAGGGTTGTCAGGCAAGTAGAAGAGATGATGTGATATCTGCAATCTATGTAATTGCATATATGATGTTGGGTAAATTAGATTGGTTCAATAGTCCTAATTTTGAAACGATGGTACAAGAAAAAGAGAATTTTAACACTAATCATATGCGTTTTACTTTTTTGAAAGATATGCTACATGATTGTTATAATTTATCGTTTGATGCAAAACCAGATTATGAATATTTAATATATATATTATCGCATGTATATAAAAAAGTGAACTTGTAAACAAGTTTATTTATTTTAAAATAATTTAAAGACAGTGCATATAATATAGTATAAAGAAATGTCAAGTAGTACAGCTGCTGTTTCATCTTCCACCGTGTCATCGTCTTCTTCAGAGAGATTTATTGGTCGTGTTAAGTGGTTTAATAATAAGGCTGGTTATGGTTTTGTAACTGTAACTGATGGCCCTAAGTCGGGTAGTGATGTCTTTGTGCATCATAGTTCTATTCAAGTGGACTCCGAGCAATACAAGTATTTGGTTCAAGGCGAGTACGTTGAGTTTAGTTTGTCCGATACCAAGACTGGTGATCACGAATATCAAGCTGGAGATGTGAGTGGAATTAAGGGAGGTAAGCTAATGTGTGAGACTAGACGTGATTTGCGTGTCGCGCGTTCGACATACAAGTCATCGAGACCTGACGCACAACAGGAGGAAACTTTGGAGCCTATCAAGATGCCTAGATCAGTTCGCACTCCTAGAGAGCAGGTTCATAATGCAGAGCCTAAGACCCCACGAGTTCGTGGTGCTGGGCCACGTGAAGAGGGAGAGTGGACACAAGTGGTGAGGTCGAAGAAGTCGGATCAGGACGATAGAAAGCCCTCTGCTGGTAGAGGCCGTGGACGCCCACCTCGTTCTAAGGAGGCGAAGTAAATATAAATAATTTGTTTAATAAATTTTTGATAATACATTTTGATAATACATTTTGATAATAAAATAGAAAATATATTTTTGTTATCAAAACAAAGAAGTTCAAATACTTATATGCTTTGCACTGCCTCTACCATGATTATATTTTTTTCTAGATTTCATTGCTAATTTGAATGCTTTTTTACTGTGATTGCAACCTTTTTCTAGTATATCAAAGTCGACAGCAGCTGATTTACCGCCAGTTATTGAACTGGCCAACCGAGCTAATCCCCATGATTGAGCAGTTTGATTTGGTCTGGAACCTGAAGAATAATATGCACCTTCACCTTTATTTACAATTTTGTTGAGAGCGTTCAATGAACAGCCCGTTTTATAAGCGAGCTCTTTAGATGGAGAAACATTACTTATTTTGTAGATTTTTTGAGCAGCGACAATATGATTAGATTTTTTATTAGGAAATGATGATAAACTCTTACGAGTATAGTACTTGTTTTGTTTATATAATTTTCTAGATTTCATAAGCATTTTAATTTGTTTAGACTTATCCTTTTTTGTTAGTGATTTAGGCAAATAACGCATGGGTACTTTCATATGCTTCATAATAATTATATATATTAAATAATTAATCAAGATATTTGCTAAAAACAATTTAAATATTAAATATGAATGTAGTATAACCATGGAAGAAACAAATATGCAGGATAATCCTTCAGAAACATTTACTGAAATTTTAAGCCAATTTTCAAATATAAACGATAGTTTAACCTTATTTAAAATGCAAATAAGTACACTACAACAAAAGGTTAAAAACGTAGAAAAAAATGTGAAAAAAGAGTTAAAAAACATGAAGAAAAACAGTAAAAAGGAGGTTTCGAAAGGTAAACGAGCGCCATCTGGATTTGCAAAACCAACAAAAGTAACCAAAGAGTTATGTGCTTTTATGGAAAAACCTGAAGGATCGGAGATTGCGCGTACTGAAGTAACAAGAGCATTGGTAAATTATATTAAATCAAATAATTTGTTAGAACAATATGATAAATCGAATGACCCAAATAACAAAATCAAAAACAAGATTATACCGGATAAGAAATTGAAAGATTTATTGGGTTTGCAAGATGATCAATTAGATAATTTAACATATTTTAATATTCAAAAATATATGAATAAACATTTTTTTTCACTTAAAACAGCAAATTCGGATGTTAATTTAACGGCATAAATATATATTCTTTATTTATATTAAAATGATTGTCAGATATCGTTCTGGTTACTTCAATGATCTAAGAGCTTATGGTTGTGTTCGCAAATTAGCTTATATTCCGCAGTCATATATCTATAATTTATCTCAAGTGGTGAATAATACAAATCAATGGCATAATTTTTTAAGAAAGATTTAAATAAAAAATAAAATACTAAAATACTAAAAATTATATGTTTGTTTTATCAAATATAAATATATAATTAATTTATGACGGAAAGTAATGTAGACGACAAATCAAATAATCGAATATTTGATTTTATTAAAGATCCAGAGAAATTAAAAATATTAATAAATGCAAATGAAATGTTAAATATACACAAGGACAATAGAAATAAAATTATTTTTGTATATAGTGCACCAAAGGTAGGATCAACTTCTATTGTTAGTTCATTAAGAATTTTTGGAGTAGATAAGTTTGTTATTATTCATATTCACGATGAAGAAATGTTGAGAGTATTAGGTCATATTGAAGGTATAACTATAAATGAAATAATTCTATTTAATAAATATTTAGGAAAAGATGTATATGTAATAGACGTATTTAGAAGCCCAATTGAAAGAAAAATATCGGTGTTCTTTGAGAAAATAGGTTCATATCACTTTAATAATACGGATGATGTAGTTAATAGATATAACGTACATAAAGTTATAAAAAGATTTAATAATATTTTTTCACATATAGGAGTTGGTGATCATTTTATTGATAGATATGGAATTAATATACCAGAACAATTTGATTTTAATAGTAGATATTTGTTATTGGAACAAAATGGTATTAAATATATTAAATTGCGTTTAAAA